TCGCTGGAAGCTGCCGCCAAGACTGCCGGGGAGATTGGCAAGACCTTCGAGAGCAAGGGCGAGTATGATTTTTACATTGGCACCGTGCTGCCGGGCATCCAGTCCGGCAGGATCATCAAGGCAACGCCGCACGTTGCCTTTCCTTTGCTGCCCGCAAAGGATTTTTGCAGCGTCCACCTCCCGGCGGCGAGGTATACGGCAGATTATGTGTTGGAATACGCCGACGGCACGGTGGAGGTCGTGGAGATCAAGTCAAAATTCACCCGGCGGGCGCAGAGGGACTATATCTACCGCCGCAGGCTTTTTGTTGACCTGATCGCAGAGCCGCGGGGCTATGTGTTCCGGGAAATCATCACCCCGGACACAAAATCCGAGATCAAAGAGTGGAAACGCCTAGCTGAACAGGCGGGAAAGGAATCATCATGGGCAAAAGCAGAGCAAGGGTGCCCTCATACTACCGGCAGAGCATCCAGAATGCCGTGAATCGGCAAATTAACCTTGGCAAAACCAAAACGGCAGCATCGCTGTCCAGGGAAGCTGTCGGGCAGGTCGTGTCGTACTGCTTTGTGGCAGCGGCACACGACATTCTGAACTTCGACGCAGGGCAAGCCGCCGTCCTGACCGTCAAGATGAACAATGCGGCTGAACGGTATACCCTTGACCGGGACAAACGAGGGGTGCGGAAAGCCCGAATTGCGCTGGAAGACCGCACCGCGCCGTTGATGATGGAGCGGTTCCTTCTCCCGGCGGGCAAGCTGGGCAGAACAGCCAATGAGCGGGAAGTCCTTGCCGAACGCCGGGACGCCGCCGACATGGTAGCCCGGTATTGTGTGGAAGCCCTGCATGATATGGCCTATACCGTGGAGCAGATCGCTGCTGTCATGCAGGAGACCCGCTCAAACTTCGAGCAGTTCTTGGGCTGGTCCGAGGATGGCGAGATGGTAGCTTACGAGAAGCTGCGCCGCGTTGTGGAGGACATCTACGGCGTGGGGGCTATGGTTGAGCGGGTAAAGGGACAAGGCCCCATCTTTGGCAGCGAATTTTGATTTTTCGGGAGGCAGAGCATGAAGACACACGAGGCGGAAGCGATTCTGAAATATTGCGCAGACATTCCCCGGCGGCTTACGATCATCCGCCACCAGTGTGCTGCTCTGGACGACGAAGTAGACACCCTGAAAGGCATCAACATGGACGGTATGCCCGGCGGCGGGCTGCCCGGGGACAGCACCGCGGCGATGGCTTGCAAGATGGATGAACTGGGCATTGGTGATAGGCTGAGAAGTCTGGAACGTCAGCAAGCCCTTTTGAAGTCCGACGAGGCGACGATCCGGGGACAAATTGACAGGCTGGACAGTGTCCACAATCTGATCCTGACGGAATACTACATCGGCCACAAAAAATGGGACGATGTGCAGACCGACACCGGGTACAGTGTCCGGCACTTGAAACGGCTTCGGAACGTGGCTTTGCTAGCCTTTGGCCGGGGCATGGAGCAGCTACCCGAGTGCCCTGCCTTATTATCACGCGCGTATAACGTGCGCGAGACCCTGCCCAGGGCGGACGCATGGGTTGAGGGCGATATTCTCCTATAAGGGAAAGCGACCATCAGAGCCTCACGCAAATGCGCTTCCGCAAATTGTGTCCACCCGGCGCAGAAAAACAAACACGACTACCCGGAAATGTGGAAAAGTTGGCAAGAAATACCCGGCGGGCTGTGCGGCCTGCCGGGTTTTGTGAAATCTGAAATTTTGGAGGGCAAATTTATGTGCAAATGGTGTGACAATCCGAGGTGTACAATCACAAAAAAGCAGGTTCTCGAACGTGGGCCGATTCTGCAAAGCATCGCAGAGAGCATGATGCGCCAGGCTGACGAGGAACACCCTGCGACGTACAGCTTCAAGGGGGTGCCGTGCTTTAACAGCGTAAGCGCACTTATCCCGGATGAAGACGATGAAAACCCTCATGCTTATTTGCAGTTCGTGTTTGACGAGGACGAGGGAACGCCGGATGGGTGGGAATGCACAGAGGTTGCATACCCGCTGACCTGGAAGACCGAGAAGGAAATGCAGAAAATAATCTTGGGAGAACAAGCATAAAATTGAGAAAGCCCGTTAGGTCATCGACCCGGCGGGCTTTTCGTTACTCTGTGGGGACGGTAAAGGTTATGTCAACCATTTGCGTGGATGGGGTTTCGGTGATGGTGAAGGTACGAACTCCGTGTTCGTCTTCGCTGCTGGACACCGTGACTTCATCGGTGGAAAGGCCGTGCATCATGCAATATTTTTGCTTCACGGCAGCTTCCGCCCGCTGCACGTTCTGATCCAGCTGGAATTGCTCCACGGCAGGGGTGCAGCTTTTTACAAAGTCATGCTTCAACTGGTCGATAACCGATTGAGCTTCCGGGAGAATGTGGCTCATTGCTTGTCCTCCTTTTCGTTGGGTGCGTTGCGCTTGAGGATGATCTGTGGGGCATCGGGGGCGGCTCCCTGCTCCTTGGCATACCGGGCGATCTCATCCGGCAGCCCGACGGGGAAACCGTTTTCGTCAAGCGGCCCATCGTACCCGGTGAAGTCCACAATATGCACGGCGGGCGGCTCGGGAATCAGTTTGTAGTATCTGCCGTCCTCGTAGTTCTGATCCGTGACCCGGTTCCAGTAGCCAATATCGCCGTGTTCCTCCTGGGCGGCCTCCATTGCATCTTTGGCCTGTTCTTCGGTCAATCCGTCGAAGGTCAGGCGGGAACCGTCTGCAAAGGCGGCAACCAGCCGCCACGGGGCGAAAAATTCAGTTTCATCCATGAAAATGCTCCATTTCGTGCGGTTTTCGCGAATGAGTTGAAGTTTTGATAACGAAAAAGTTCAATTCAATCACAAAAAAGTGAATTTCGTGTACAAAATCAGTGATTCGATTTCGTGGGGATGTACCCATGCAGGCAGCGGTTACAGCCGTATTTCGTGAGGGCGGCAGTCACACGATCTTCCGGGAAGTAAAATACAAGTTCATTTTCGTTGGGAAGACCTGCCCCGGCGGGATATTCAAACCCGGTGTACCAGTCCGTTTCCGTGTCATATTTGCGCCGCAGATACTTGTAAACGTCCCGCTGTGCTTTGTCGAACACCTCCACGAAGGAGAAGGATGCACAAGGCGGCAGTTCGTTTGCCAGCATGGGCACGTTTTCGGCGATCCACTCCACGATCTTGGCTTTGGCTGCGCTGCGGCGAGGTTTGTCCTCCCGGCGGATGGCATCAAGGAGAATGAGCAGGTTCGGTTTTGAGAGGTCGGAAAGCACCTCGGCCAGCGGGTACGGATTTTCGTGGATCAGCGGCGACGTGCGCAGCTCTTCGGAAACGTCGAGATCGTAGCAGATAACGGCCCGCTGGCGGTCGTCTACCCGCTCACTGGTGTAGTACAGCATATTCTCGATGTGCTTTTGTGCAGCCTCGGAAAGCTGCTCCACAAGGGCAATGCTGTCCTCAAAGCTGATCTGTGCTTCGTTCCGTTCGCCGCTGCTCCTGCCCGTCTTATAGTCCAGAGGGATGATCCCAAGCTCCATAGCAAGGCGATAGATGTGCTTGCAGGGCTTTTTCCGTTTCACAAAATCGTTGCAGGTGCAGGCGGCAAGGCTGGTCTGATAGGGCAGCTTGCCGGAGCCGTAGAAAACCCCGGTTTCGTGTTCCAGGTCAATGCTGGTGGGGCTGGTCTTGCTCTGCTGGGCACTGTTCAGCCGCTTTTCTTCGTCGGGTCCGGCGTTCTGTTCAGGCCAAGGGCCAAATGCAGGAATCGTATACATGAGAATACCTCCTTGTCTGTTTTTGTTACTGGATTTCGTTACAACCATGATAGGGCAAAACGCAAAGAAAAGCAATAAAACGCAAGAAAGATTTCGTGTGGAATCCCACAAAATCCCCGGCGGGTGGCCGGGGCGCAGAAATCAGGCAAAGCGGATGGTGTTTCGTGCCATGCGGCCGCGCAGGGCGGAGAGCGTCAGACTGCCGCAGGCGTTATCCCATCCACCCCCGGCGGCGGGAATGTAGGAATACAGGGTGCGCGGGTCGTTGGAATCCGGGTCAACGAGATGGTGGACGCGCCCGGTTTCATCGTCCGTGTAAACGTCCCATCCTGCAATGCTGTGGCGGGTATAGGTTTTCATGCTTGAATACTTCCTTTCGCGTTTCGTGGTGGGCAGCGGATCAGGCTTCGGTGAAGTGGGAGACGGTGCGCCGGGGCAGCGCAAAGGCAATGGCGGGCACATCGTCATCCGTTTCGCTGTGGGCTTTGATGGCCTCGGCGATGCGGGCCAGATCGTCCACCGTGATGCCGCCCGGCTTGCGGCTGCTCTCGGCTGCATCGTTCAAGATGCGGTCGTATTCCTCGCAGTCGCAGCAGGTGCAGTAGCCGTTGGCAATGCAGGCGTAACGTGCGCCCTCAGCGTCCAGAATGCGGGTCTCTCTCAGTTTCATTTCGTGACAGCTCCTTTTCGTATTTCGTGATACTCCCGGCGGGATGCCGGGGCAGATGGGGCGGGG